TGGTGACGCAACTGGCGGAACTAACCCTACATTAGATATGGGTTATACTGACTATGATGGCGGCACAACTTTTGTTAACACAGATGGATATTTAGATGCGGCAAACGCAGACGCAGGAGCAGTAGTAACTATCTGGGGCGGTGATAGCACTGCTGGTGTTGACTTAGGAGATGTAGGCGTACCAGCTACAGAAAGAATTAAAGTTGTAGGCGGACACGGTGGTTCTGCTCCTACTGGAGGAACAATCACAGGCGTTATTTACTATTATGTAAAAGACGACGGTAAAGAGTCTACTTAATTAATTATGAGGAGGTAACAATGGCGAATACAACTTTTTTAGGTCCTATTAAAGCAGGATCTTTACTTAATACTACAGGTGTAACACTTGGCAAAGATGTCAAAAACACAGGTCAAGTAGCTATGACTCAGTCAATAATGATTAGCATGGCAGAAGCAGCTAGTACCAAAACATGGAATGTTGCTGTAATACCAAAAAACTCACAGATAGTTCAAGTGTTAATGCGTTTTGCAATAGGTAGTAATGCAGGTACTAGTGCAACAATGTCGATTGGTAAAACGGATTCAAGTGGAGCAACAGCAGCTTTTTATACTTCTGCTCAAAATGCTAAAGTTGCAGCAGATCATACACAACAAGCTTCCGCTTTTGATAATATGGATCGTGTGGATCAAGATACTCGGATTACAGCTACACTTATAACAGTAGGAACAACAGCAACTGTTGGTCAAGCAACTGTTACAATTACTTATATACAAGCTAATAATCTACGGGATACACCTGCTAACTAATGTTTAATAAATAAAGGAAAATAAATCATGGCTGATGTAAACACCAATACAATCATTATGGATGGCCCTCAGAAGTTTGTAGCTTCTTTTGTTCACACATATGTTGATACCGGTGAAAGTACACCTGTTAAAAAAATAGATGTTTCAACACTTTCTAAAAATCCTGTCAATGGAAATGATTGCATAGGAGTACGCATAAATAAAATTTGGTATTCTAATATAGGCTTAAATGTTATTATTAATTGGTTTGCTACAACACAAGTCATGGCAATTCAACTTCCAGAAAATTACAGCGACAACTTAGAATTTTCTAGTTTTAGCGGGCTTCCTAATCCTACTACTTTTGGTACAGGCGGAGCTAATGGCGATGTATATTTTGGAACAAAAAATGAAGCTGCTAATGATTCCTATACTATTATATTAGAATGCATTAAGATTTACGGTAATACATAGGAGGTTTTTATGGCAACTTTTAATTCTGTAGCTAACGTTTCGGCAAGAAATGAAAAGAAAAAAAAATTAAATCTTGGTGACACAGCATATGTGTATATGTCTGGTGGAGTTCATTCTCCTGACGCACGTCCTAAAAAGAAATATAAAAGAGGCGGTGCCGGACTTTATGCCAATATTCATGCTAAAAGGCAAAGAATTGCTGATGGATCAGGAGAAACAATGCGTAAACCAGGGGAAGATGGAGCTCCTGCAAAAGGTATTTTTAAAAAAATAGCGGAAGGATAAATGCATGGCTACTTCAGGAACTGTAGATTTTAATTTAAGTATAACAGAAATTATTGAAGAAGCTTATGAACGTTGTGGTTTAGAATTACGTACAGGTTATGATTCTAAAACAGCGCGTCGTTCTTTAAATCTTTTATTTTCTGATTGGGCTAATCGTGGTTTAAATCTTTGGGTTGTGGAAGAAGAAACTCAAAGTATGGCACAGCTTTCTACAACCTCTGCTATTTCAGAGTATCCTTTAGGAGTTATTACTTTAACCGTAGCGGCTTCGGCTAATTTAACTATTGGCGAAACAATTACAGGAACTGTAAGCGGAGCAACGGCTAAAATTATTACTAAACCTACAGCAACTACCGTTACAATTACTGTTCCCGTAGGAACTTTTGTGGTAACAGATAATGTTACAGGAACTACAAGTGGAACTACGACAGGAGTAACAACTGTACCTAGCTTATCCGATACACAAGCTACGGTAGATATTTTAGAAGCGGTTATACGTAGGGATGGTTCTGATATATCAATAGGAAGAATAAGCCGAGGAGATTATCTTGCTATTCCTGATAAAACATCTCAGGGAAGACCTACTCAATTTTATATAGACAGGCAAATAACTCCTACAATTACAGTTTGGCCTGCTCCTAATAACTCAACAGATCAATTAATTTATTATCGTGTAAAACGTATAGAGGATGTAGGTACGGCGCAAAATACTCCTGATGTTCCTTTTCGTTTTTTACCGTGTTTAGTTGCTGGACTTTCTTATTATTTAGCTGTTAAACGTGCTCCTCAAAGAATAGGACTTTTAAAACAAATGTATGACGAAGAGTGGCAACGAGCAGCTTCTGAAGATAGTGAAAGAGTTGCTTTACGTTTAGTACCAACACAACAGTCATTAAGGATTTAAAATGCCTCGTTTTGCTAGTAATAAATATGCTAAAGGAATTTCAGACAGGTCTGGAAGAGAATATCCTCTTAAAACCATGATTTTAGAGTGGAATGGGTTACTTGTAGGACCTGATGAGTTTGAGGCTAAACAACCTCAACTTAGTCCTCCACGTATTCAACCTGATCCGCAAGCTTTACGTATTAGTCGTCCGGCTCGAACAGAACCTCCTGTAGAAGTATTATTAGGATTTAATCCTTTTCGTTCTGGGACTGCTGGTTCTACTACGATTACTATTACGCAACCAGGACATGGTTTTTCTACGGGTGATATAACACGATTTCGTAAGTCAGCACCTTTTGATGGTTTTTCTACTAGCATGATTGAGACATCCAGTGGTTTTGCGGTTACGGTAGTAACAAGTAGCACGTATACAATTACAGCAACAGGAGGAGAAACAGCTACCTCCGGAGAAACGTTAGGCGGAGGCGGTGACGTTTCGTCTGGCCCTGTTATAGTGGAGGCATAATGGCATTTACATACACAACATTAAAAACAGCAATTCAAGATTACACACAAAACGAAGAAACAACTTTTGTTAGTCAATTAAATACTTTTATAGTAAATGCAGAAGAACGTATTTTAAAAGAAGTACAGTTATCCGTGTTTAGAAAAAACTCAGAAGGGTCTACAAGTGCCGGTAATCAATTTTTATCAAAACCTACAGACTTTTTAGCGCCTTTTTCTTTAAGTGTAAAAAATGGTTCTAACGTAGAGTTTTTGCTTTATAAACAAGTAACTTTTTTACAAGATTATAACCCAGATAGTACCTCTACAGGTATGCCAGGGTATTATGCCGATTGGAATGACACAACATTTTTACTATCACCTCCTCCTACAGGAGCTTATGACATGCAATTGCATTATTTTTATCGTCCTAAATCTATAACTACAGAAGCTAGTGGAGAAACGTGGTTAGGAACTAATGCTTCTTTAGCTTTATTATATGGTTCTTTAGTTGAAGCGTATACTTTTATGAAAGGTGAGGACAATTTACTAAAACTTTATAACGATCGTTACATGGAAGCTCTTAATTGGCTTAAAAACCTTGGTGAAGGAGAAAACACTAGAGATTCTTATCGTTATGATGACTTACGAAGGGATGTTCAGTAATGATGCAAGCAGATGGAAGTGGTGATATTGGCAGTGTAACGGTTATGACTTCAGATAATGGAGGACACAGTCCGGAACAAATAGCTGAACTAGCTTTAAATAAGATAATGATGGTAAGTGATACAGCCCCACCTGTCATACGGGATCAAGCTATTGCTCATAGAGAAAAGTTGAGAGAAATTCTTATTTATTATATGAATAAGATGGCGCAAAGTGAAAGAACAACTCTTTGGGCAATGTTTAACAAACAAGGTCATGGTGATATGGCCGAAATCATAAGGAGATTATAATATGGCCATAGCACAAGCAATGACCGGTAGTTACAAAAAAGAAATAACCGCAGGTATACATTTCTGGACAAGTCATTCGCGTACAGGATCTTCAGTAATTAATGCAGATTCTTTTTATATTGCGATGTTTACATCTAGTAGAACGGACGCTAACCAAGATTTAACAGGTTATACAGCCACTAATGAAGTTACAGACAGCGGTGGCGTTTATGCAGCCGGTGGATTAGTTTTAGGAAGCGTTACATTAGGGTTAGCCGATAATTCAGGTGGAGTAGCAACAGCTTTTTTAGACTTTGCTGATACAACCTGGGCTTCTTCTACTATAAGTAATGCACGATGTGCACTTATTTACAATTACACGTTGTCTACAGCAGGAACAGGCGGAACAACTACTCATGCTGCTAAACCTTCTGTTTGTGTATTAGATTTTGGAGGTAATAAATCTTCAAGTAGTGGAGATTTTACTATTCAGTATCCAACAAATGATGCAAATAACGCGGTAATTAGAATAGCATAGAATGTCAACAGTTACCTATACTGTTACCGTTGTCAGTACTGGTAGTGGTAACAAATACTTTATTAACGGTAACCAACAATCTTCTTTAAATTTATTTGAAGGGATTACGTACAAGTTTGACCAATCAGCGGGTTCTAATTCCAGTCATCCTTTGCGTTTTTCAACTACTTCTGATGGAACACATAGCGGAGGCTCTGAATATACTACTAATGTAACAACTTCAGGTACACCAGGAAGTTCAGGAGCCTACACACAAATAGTAATTGGAGGATCGACTCCTAATTTATACTATTACTGTACAAATCACTCAGGAATGGGCGGAATTGCAACGACTGAAGGTACTTTAAATGCTGGTTGGGGTCGTTTAACATGGGGAAGTGGCCCTTGGAGTGAAGAATTCTTACCTGTAACAGTTTCTGCAAGTAGTGTAAGCGCAGCCAGTGTTATTGGTAGTCCTACTATTACGGCAGCGCAATCTATAACAGTTTCTGTAACAGGTGTTACAGCAGATGTATTTCCTGAAGGAGGTTGGGGACGTTCTACATGGGGTAGTGGAGGTTGGAGTACGCCTGTAGGTGTGACTGTAATTCAAGGTTCAGGAACGTCTGTCAGTGCTACCGCTTTATTGATGTCTAGTTCTATTTCTAGTGTAACAACTATTGAAGGTGGCGGAATTACAGTAGGTGTCAGTTCTGGAGTAGAGGCCGTAGGACAAACAGGAACAGCTTTTGTTAGACAAGAATTAGTAACGGTTACAGGCGTAAGTGCTGCAGCCACAGTATCTAGTGTTCAAACTGGTTTAGGTTTTGGAGTTAGTCCTGTTATAGCAGCAGCGGGTATAGGATCTGTAAGTATAACCCAGGGAACAGGTATTTCTGTAACCGCAACGTCAGTAAGTGCTGCATCTACAGTAAATAGTGTTACTACTACGGCAGGAACAGGAGTAACAACTACGGTATCTAGTGTTCTTACAACATCCCATATTGGCAATGTTAACGTTCCT